CTTCAAGTATTAATAATAGAACATTTACTTTTGTAACACCAGAATCAAATATTATTCGAAATATATCTAATACTTTTACGAAACCAATCACGATCACAGAAGGTACACCAGTTAATCATGAGTTTAATGTAAGTAGTGCATCACCTGTAAAATATATTTTACCAAATGAAAATGTAGACACTACTAGTATAAAAGTTACTGTGAAAGAATCTTCTTCATCAAGTGCAAATACAGTTTATTCAAAAGCAACAAATATAAGAGAAGTGAATAGCAAATCCGCAGTATACTATCTACAAGAAACACATGATAAACAATATGAGATATTATTTGGTAGTGGCTCTCTGGGTAAACCCGTTGTAGATGGTAATATTGTTCAGGTAGAATATAGGGTATGTCATGGAATACAGACTAACGGCGCAAATACTTTCTCTATTGATAGTATATCAATTACTCCTAGTTACACAAGTGCTAGTCTCACAGTAAATTCAGTAGCAAGAGGTGGAGTAGAACTTGAGAGTATTGACAGTATAAAGTTTAATGCACCAAGAAACTTTAAAATACAAAATCGTGCAGTGGTTGCAAAAGACTTTGAGAGAATTATATTAAATGAAAATACAAATCTTTCATCAGTTGTAGCGTTTGGTGGTGAAGAGGCCACTCCAGCTGTGCATGGAAAAGTTTACATTGCAATCAAACCACAAGGTGAATTGATTCCTACAAATACATTAAAAGAAGAAATAAAAAATTCTATTAATGATAGAACAATGCTTGGCATTGATCCAGTAATTATTAATCCAGAATATCTTTATGTTATACCTACAATCACAACATACTATGATAAATTGAAAACAAACATAACAACATCAGCTATATCTACTTTAATTAGAACAGGTATATCAAATTATTCGTCAACGAATTTAGAACAGTTTGGTAAAAGATTACGATACTCTAGATTTGTAAGGGCTTTAGATAATACAGATGAGTCAGTTTTAAATAACGAAGCTTCTTTTAAAATGCAAAAAAGATTTGTGCCAAATACAAATACTGCAACGCTTGTAAATCTAAAGTTTTTAAATCCTATCGCAAAGAACTCTATCATATCAACTTCATTTACTTTAAATAATTTTACTGCATTTATAGATGATGATGGTTTAGGCAATCTTAGAGTTTTTAGATTTAATTCAGATAAAGAAAAAGTTTTTATAAATTCAAATTTAGGAACAATTAATTATGATACTGGTGAATTAAATATTAATAGTTTTACTGTTACTGCTTTTGATGGTATAGAAATAAAAATAAACGCTGATCCAGTAAATAAAGATATTGTTCCTCTCAGAGAACAGATTATAATCGTGTCTTCCGCTGATGCGGTAATCACAACAGTATCAGAGGTAAGTGATTAATGGCCGTAACTGAGAAACTATCATCATTAGTTCAAAGACAGTTTCCAGCCTTCTATCAAGAAGAGGGAGAAAAGTTTTTATCTTTTGTAAAAGCATATTATGAATACTTAGAAACATCTGGTAAACAACAAGATTCACAAAGAAATATACAGAGTTACAAAGACATTGATACAACATTAGATCAGTTTATAAAATATTTTCGTTCAGAACTTATGGCTGAAATTCCTAATGAAGCCTTAGCAGATAAAAGATTACTTGCAAAACGTATAAAAGATTTTTATCAAACTAAAGGTACAATTGAGTCATATAAACTTTTATTTAAAATATTATATAATGAAGATGTAGAAATTAATTTTCCTGCTAATCAGATGTTAAAAATTTCAGATGGTGATTTCAGAATCGATAGATATCTTGTTACCCATCATGATCCTAGAGCATATACACTGATAGGCAAAACAATCATAGGAACAGATAGTCAAGCTGAAGCACTTGTAGAAGATGTAAGAAAATTAATTTCTAAAAGAAGAGATATTAATCAAATATTATTATCAAACATTAAAGGCTCTTTTACTCATTTAGAAACAATTAAGATAAAAGATGTTGATGATGGATATACACCAATAGTTGAATGTGGTATTAATAATGTACAGATGATATCTAAGGGTGGCGAATATCGTATAGGAGATGTTGTTGAATTATTCTCGACAACAAGTGGAGAAAAAGCAAAAGCGGTTGTTACAAATACTTTAGATTTACAAGCAAAAGTCAATTTTAATCTAATTGATGGTGGTTCAGGATATGTATCAACTGAAAGTGATGCAGGTACAACTGTTGAATTAATTGGAGGTGACGGCGACTCACCTGCTAGTTTCAAAATACAACCAGGTTCTTTAACAGATACTTTTGCTCTTTCATTGAATGTAAATAAATTTGCATCAAATACGATAGCTGGTGAATTAGCACCTAGAGTTGCTTATAGAGATTCGTCTTTTGGAATTATGGACACACATGCGAATACTCTTCTAGGTAGTCCAGAGTTTGGCTTTAGAGAATCTACTGAAAATTTAACAGCGGGCCAGAATTTTAAAACAAATGATAGAGCAGTGCTTGTTTTAGCAAATACTTCAAATCCAGGAGTTGTAGTTGGTGATAGTTTATATGGTGTTACATCATCAGCAAACGCAACAGTAAATCTCATAAAAAGATCCTACAATGGAACAAGTGTAGTTCTTTCAATTGACGGATATAAAAATTTTCAAGTTGGAGAAAAAGTTAATAAAACTTTTTCTAATGGAACAACTGTAGGAACAGTTCCAGCATCTGGCTTCTTAGCGAATACTGTAGGAAGACAAATATTAGCTATAGCTAATACCGATGGTGGTGGAAATATTGAATTAGGTGACGAGCTTGTAGGAGTAAAATCAGGCACTTTTGGAGTTGTAAAACTTAGAATATCTGTGAGTGGAACTGAAACATATGATCATGATGGAGATAGTACACCTGATAGAAAAGTTACCACTGTTATTGTTGGTGCGAATAATACAGCAAATGTTTCATCTCAATTCGATGCAGGCCCGTTGAATAGATTTCAAGAAGGTGAAGGTATAAGAAGAGTAAATTCTTCAGCAATTGTAGCGAATGTTGTTTCCGATACAGCGAATACAAGTTCTGAAAATATTTATACTAAATTAAGTGATTCACTTTTATTTCTTAACGAGGCAATTGGTACAATAGCAAGACTTGATAATAGAATTGGCGGAACTAATTTTGGAACAGCACCTAGAGTAAGAGTTGAGCATAGAAATGTTTCTTCTCTTGGTATAGGAGAAGCTTATCTAACACTACAAACAGATAATGTTAATCTAGGAACAGGTGTTGGATCTATAACATCTTTTGATACTAATGATAGAATAGAACAAACTTCTACTGGTGCAAAAGGAAATATTATGCAAGTGTTTGATACAATTCAACATGCAAATACCACATATGAACATAGAGTCAGAGTCTGGCAAGATGAACTACAAAGAGAACCAGGAAATAAAAATTGGGCTAATGATGCGGTAACAAATTCAAAGCACTTTACAGATGCAAGTCAAAGCACTCTTTCAGGAACAGGAACACTAAAAATAGTAAAAGTAGAAGATGAAGGTGTATTAGGAAGAAACGCAGTTGTAACATCAGATATAGGTGCAAATGGAAGTATAAATTCAGCAAGAGTTATAGATTCTGGATTTTCATATAGAGATGGTGAAACTGTAACTTTTGCTTCATCAGAAAGAGCCAATGCCATTCAAGCCACAGGAACAATTGGAATAAAAAATGTTGCAAATGCTGAAGGAGTATATGCAACTACAAGAAGCCATGTTTCTTCAGCTAGAGGCTTCCTACAAGACAGTAATTTTTATCAAGAATTTTCTTATGAAATAGAAGCATCTGTAGCTTTAGAAAGATACAGAGATATAGCTTTAAGATTAGTTCATCCAGCTGGCCAAAAGTTTTTTGGAAAATTCAAAACCTCAACAAATGCAATGAGCCAGTCTGTATCGACAGCATCAGTCAGAACAAAAAAAGTTGCATCAGGAACAATAGCAATTAATAATAATGCGAATACAATTACTGGTACGTCTACATCTTTTCTCTCTGAATTTTCAAATAATGCTCCTATAATAATTGGGCCTGTTTCAGATGTTTTCTATAGGGCACGACTAAATATAGTGAGTAGCGATACAAGTGCTAATTTACATTCAAATTGGACACATGGAAATATTACGAGTGCTAACGCACATTACTTTTCGGGAACGGTAACATAATGTCTTCTTATGCTAGTAAAGAAATGAATATAATGGGAGCTAAGGCTTTCATTGAGTCTTTAAATCGACAAGATGGTAGAAGCACTAAAAACTCTACAGTACTTTATGCTGTATTGGGAAAAAGTTCAGATTGGCCAAATGAACCTACAGCTACTTTGGCTCAAGAAACTGTAAAGAATAAGCATTACGATTTATGGAAAGATGCAATTGCCGCTAAGAAAATTACAACGGGCGATATAAGTCACGTCATACCTAGAAATGACTGGGTGACGGGTACCGTATATCCTATGTACAAGCATACAAATATTCAATTATTTGATCAAAACTTTTATATTCTTACAGATCAGAATAATGTATACAAATGTCTATACAATAATAAAGGTGGACAATCTACAGTTAAGCCTGCTAGTTTATCTACAACACCATTTACTACTTCAGATGGATATACTTGGAAGTATATGTACACAATTAGTTTAGGTAGTGCAAATAAGTTTCTCACTGCGGCGCATATGCCAGTTCAATCATTATCTAATAGTGATGGATCTACAGAACAAAATAATCAAGTTGCTGTTCAGAATGCGGCAGTAAATGGAGCAATACAGATAATTGAAACAAACGATATTGGCTCAGGTTATAGTATGTTGAATAGCACAGCCGTTATAGGTTCTACTCAAGATAGTTTACAACTAGCGGCTGGTAGTGCATCAACAATAGATAATTTTTATAATGGAGATTCTGTTTATATTCAGTCTGGAACAGGACTAGGACAACTAAGAAGAATTGTAAACTATGATGGTTCTTCAAGAACTCTTACAACAAATACAAATTTTACAGTGATACCAGATACAACATCAACAATATTAATATCACCTACTGTAAATATAATAGGTGATGGTAATGGAGCTTTAGCTTATTCTCTTGTAAATACAAATGGAAATATATCTAATGTTAATGTTATATCAGTAGGTTCAAAATATACGAAAGCTAATGCATTAATATCATCTAACACAACACATGGAACTGGAGCTACTGCTAACGTAATTATTTCTCCTGTAGGTGGACATGGTAAAGATGCAGTAAGAGAATTAGGTGGAAATAAAGTTTGTTTGAATGCCCAGTTTAAAGGTAGTCAAGGTGTTTCAGTCAACGGAAAAGGATATATTCCAGCAAATACAGAATTTAGAACAGTTAGTATTTTAAAAGATCCTATTCTAAAAGTTAATTCTAATAATGTAATTATGACAGAAGCAATTGCAAATACATCAAATAGTGCTGACACATTAAGATTAACAACTAGAATGAGTATATCGTATCAACAAGTCATAAATAATATACCACAGAGCCAGTTTTCTGTTAATGATGAAATTACTACTGAGAGAATAAGAGCAAAAGCAGAAGCTGGTACGGTTGGTTATGTTACTGAATTAAATTCAACTGCGAGAGCAAGTCAATCTGTAGCACAAGCATCAAATGGTGCAAATGGAACAATTGTTTTTATTAAAGATGATGAGAGCATAAATGATGTATCATTCTTTAACATATATGTAAATAATGTTGACGGATATGGAAGTGAAATACCTTTTACAAAGAATGATATTCTTTTGAAAAAAGGTAGTCCAACAAAAGTAGCATCAGTTTCTTCAATAGCTGGGCCAGAAGCAAATACATATTCAGGTGAGTTTATTCATGTTGAGAACTTTCAAAAAGTTACAAGAGCGATAGATCAAACAGAAGATATAAAAGTTATTCTAGATTTTTAAAGGTAAGTTAAATGGCAATCGAAACTAATTTAAATCAAAGCCCATATTTTGATGATTTTGACGAGAGTAAAAACTTTCATAGAGTTCTGTTTCGTCCTGGTTTTGCTGTTCAAGCTAGAGAATTAACTCAGCTACAAACAATATTACAAAATCAAGTAGAGAGATTTGGTAACGAAATATTAGTTGATGGAACAATAGTAACAGGTGCGGCTCTAAGAGTAGAAGACGTAAATTTTGTAAAGCTTAGAGATAAAGATGCGAACAATAGAGTTGTTTTACTTACTGATTTCTTTTCAAGCGGTGCTATAGCAAACGCAACAATTACTGGTACAACTTCAGGAATGACTGCACAATTGATTGATGCATCAGAAGGAACTGAAGCATCAACACCTAATACTATGACAGTGTTTGTTAAGTATACAAATTCTGGTACAGATAATACAACAAAAGCTTTTGCTGATAATGAAGTATTAGTTATAAGAAATCGCTCTAATGATAATTTCATTGTAGCGGCCAACACATTAGTATCAAATTCTACTGGCTTAGGAACAAGAGCAACAGTATCAGATGGTGTTATTTTTCATAAAGGCCACTTTGTAAAAGTTTCTGCACAAAGTCATATTGTTGATAAGTATAGTACAACACCTACTAAGAAGATTGGTTTTCAAACTGTTGAAACATTAGTAAACTCAAATTTAGATAGTTCATTAACTGAAAATGCATCAGGTTCTACAAACTTTGCCGCACCAGGAGCAGATAGGTTAAAACTTACTCCTACATTAAAATCAAGAGTTGTTGGTGTAGCAAATACTGAAACATTTTTTACAGTAGCAGAACTAAAAGATGGTATTATAATAAAGAATGTAAAAGATACTATGTATTCTGATATAGGAAAACATATCGCACAAAAATTTCATGATACTCATGGTAACTACGCAACCGAACCTTTTACAATACGTATAAGAGAACATTTGAAGTCGGATGATAATTTAGGAAGATATAATACAGATCAAGGTGGTAATGCAAATAAACTTATAGCAGAGGTTGATAAAGGTATTGGATATGTAAACGGCCAAAAAGTTCATCTTATAAATCCAACACCAGTTGAAGTTGATAAAGCTACAGATTTTACAACAAAAGATGCTAGAGTTATTTCTCAAAGTTTTGGTAATTATGTCATTGTAAGAGAGCTTGCGGGAACTTGGGACTTTCAAGGATTACGAGAAGTATCGTTAAGAGATACAGCGGCACAAGTTATTTCTAAATTAAATTTTGGTGTAGCAGGTGCATCTGGCAGTGAAATAGGAACAGCGAAAGTAAGAGGTTTTCAATATCATTCTGGTACACCAGGAACAGCATTAGGGCAATTCAAACTTTATTTATTTGATATAAAGATGAATGCTGATAAAAACTTTGCGGATGTACGCTCTATATTTGAATCAAACTCAGGAACAAATTCTATAGCAGATATAGTTTTAGAATCAAATGGTAATGCTAGAATACAAGAACCTAGTAACAATGTTTTAGTTTTACCTTTCGCATTTCTTGGAACAAAAACTTTAAAAGACTCTTCAAATAATGTTGACACTCAATTCGTTTTTAGAACAGAGAAAACAGTTACATTCTCACCTGGATCTGGTATAAATCTAAACGCAACAGTGGCGGCTAATTCTGCACATGCTGGCGGTGTTGAAACGATGAATGAAACTGGAACTCTAACTCAAGATCAAGAGAGACAAATAATTGTTGTAGGTAAATCGGCCACAGTATCTGCCGCTAAATCAGGACATATAGTTGCTATGTCTGGTAATACAATCACTGGAGGATCATCAACTTTCTCTCAGCATTATCAGGTAGGAGATATAATTAGATTAACTGATAGTACCAATCCATTCACAGGTAGTTCTGCTACTGAAGATCATAGAATAACCCAGATTGTTAGTGATACAAGTATGAGAGTCGCTAATACTATATCAGCAACAAGAACTGGACTGGGAACTAGTGATGAAGTTTCACATAAACAAGTATTTCCTACAGGTTATGTTTACGATACTTTTTCAAATGGTAACTTCTCATCTACATCAACTCAACATACTATCAATTTACAACAAGCAAATGTTGCAAGTAGTTTTTCCGCTTCAGTATATTTTAATGTTCTACGTTCAAATGCTATTCAAACCGCAAAAACAGTTAGAAAAGGCCAATTTATTACTATAAACACTCAAACACATTCAACAACAAATAATGGGCCATGGCCTTTGGGTGTATCAGATGCGTTTAAATTAGAAGCAGTGTATCTCGGTTCTGACACCACATCAGTAACTACAAGTGATACAAATGTAACAAATCATTTTATTCTTGACGATGGACAAAAAGATGATATGTATGATACATCGAAACTTGTTAAGAAGTCTACAAGTTCTTTGAATATAACAAACAAAGCTTTACTTGTCAAGTTTTCATTTTTTGAAAGAGATACTTCACAAGGTATAGGTTTCTTATCTGTAGATTCATATCCAGTTAATGATAGTGCTGACACTACAACAACAATCAGAACTTATGAGATACCAAAATTCACATCACCCACAACAGGTAAAGTTTTAGAATTGCGTGATGCAGTAGATTTTAGGCCTACTAAATCAAATACATGTAATCCAACAACAACTGGTACAATAGCAGGAACTAGAACTAATCCTACCGCATCCACTACATTTGTAATTGATGCAGACGGCTCTTATATGTTATCGCCTGGACAAAACTTTCAAGCAGATGTACAGCATTACTTACCAAGAAAAGATAGAATTGTGATTACTGAAGAAGGTAAACTAGAAAATATAAAAGGTATACCTGCACCAACTCCTAAAGTTCCCGAAGAAAAAGCAAACGCTATGACACTTGGTGTTTTAGATATACCAGTATATCCATCTTTATCTTCAAAAGTTGCAAGAGACAATAGTAAGCAATCGTATGGTGTAAAGCTTACACTAGAGAATAATAGAAGATATACAATGAAAGACTTGAGAGGTATTGAACAAAGATTGAAGAATGCTGAATATTATTCTTCTTTAAATGCTCTTGAAGCAAGTGTAAAGAATAAACAACTATTCAATAGTTCTGGTTTTGATAGATTTAAGAATGGTTTCTTTGTAGAAAATTTTGATGGACATAATTTATCAGATACAACTAAGCAAGGCTATAGAGCATCGATTGATAGAAATAAAAACTTACTACGTCCTTATTTTAAGAGAAGAGATATTCTTCTAGAAAAGGACAAAACTTTTACATCTTCAAACGTAACACAAACTGGAAATCTATTAACTCTTTCATATACACATTCTTCTTTTATAAATCAAGACAAAGCGAGTAAAGCTAGAAATCCAGTTCAAGAATTAACATTCAATTGGCAAGGTGAAATGACATTAGATCCACCTATGGATAATACGCCTGATATTACTGCATTGCCAGACATTCAAATGGATTTCTCAGGTATGTTCGAAGCTTTTGAACAATTAGCGGCCGCGACTGGATTCACTGGCACTGATTGGGGTGGTTGGATTAATACTGATAATGCACGTATTACAAATGTAACAACAGAGAGTAATATTGATAACAATACTGGTAGAGGAACAATATCTACTGTTGGTACTTTACAACAAGAACAAATAAAACAAGGTATTCAAACATCTATCAGTCCTGCTAATCAAACTTTTAATATTGGTAACTATGTGCAACAAGTAGCTGTTCGTGAGTTTATGCGTTCAAGACTTTTAAAATTCTCATCACATGGTATGAAACCAAGCACAAGAGTTTATCCATATTTTGATGAAGAGCAAGTATCAGGCTTTACTACACCAACAAACTCTGCACATGCAAATACCGCCGCTGAAGGTAGTGCGTTAATAACAGACTCAGCTGGTTCTGTTCATGGTGTATTCAGAATACCTGACACAAATAATTTAAAGTTTAGAATAGGTACTAGAAGATTAAAATTAATGGACGTTGCTAATAATCAGATAGCAAGTGACTTAGTTACTACTTCTTCTTTTGCTGATTACACAAGTATACCTCTTACAATTACTCAAAGAGGAGCTTCTATGAATCTTGTAACACCTCAAGTAAGAACAGAAGATGTTACTGAAACAAGAACTCAAACTTCAAGAGTTGTATTGAGTACACGCACAGTAAATCCAGATCCTATATCACAAACATTTTCAGTGAATGAAGAAAAGTCTGCTGGAGTTTTTATCACAAAAGTTGATTTATACTTCTTTAGAAAAGCAAATTCTTTACCAATCACTGTACAAATACGTGAAGTCGATAATGGCCATCCGACACCGAATATTCTTCCATATGCATCGAAAACATTATTTCCAGCCTCTATCACTGCAAGTACTTCGTCTGCTACAACAGCAACAACATTTACATTTGACTCACCAGTATTTCTAAAAAACTATAGAGACTATTGTATCACAGTTATACCTGCAGGTAATTCAGATGAATACGCTGTATGGGTAGCAAAATTGGGTGAAAAAGATATTGATACTGGTGAGTTGATTGATAAACAACCAGGAGCTGGTGTTCTACTCAGTTCCGCAAACGATAAAACATATACACCTATTCAGTCTGAAGATTTGAAGTTTCAACTACATAGAGCAAACTTTTCTACTACACAAGGTACAGTTTTTATTGAGAATCCCGATCATGAATTTTTTACTTTTGATAATTTAGTAGGAACATTTAATCCAGATGAAAAAATTAGAGGAGAATCTGTATTAACATTTTCAAATAATCAGACAATAACAGTTGGTGATGTTATTAGAACTCAAGCTACTTCTGGTGCTAATTTTGCAAATGGTACTATTCGTCAGATAGTTAATAGTAGTGTTGCTGGCCAAGTCACAGTTAAGCTTGATGCAAAAGGAATATTTCCAACGACATCAAGTGCGAATACAAACAATGTTTACATAGCTGGAAATTTAAATTCTGATTGGAGTGGAAATACAACTGCTTTTACCGCAAATACTAATACAGGATTTTTAGACTTTATCGACACTCTAAATGGAAAACTTACAATCAAAAATTCTACATATACTGGTTCAGCAAACGGATATATTAGAGGACAAGTAAGTGGTGCATCAGCTAGAGTTCTTACAGCGGAAAATATTATTAATAATGTGATGGTACCTAAAATACCAGTATTAAATTTAGCAAACACATCTACAACATTCAGTGTAAGAACTGCAACTTCTGGTGGCGTTATCAATACTCAATTTTCTGATTTAGATTTAGAGGTTGAAAATCCATTTAGTGATAATACCAAAGCCGTGTTTAGTAAACTTAACGAGTCTGCTTTATCGGCTGTTAATGGCTCTAAGAAAACTCTTGTTGTAAAAGGACTACTTAATACTAGCGATTCTAAAATGTCACCCGTAGTAGATTTATCAAGAGCTAATTCTTATGTTTTAGAAAATGTTATTAATAATGATGCTACAGACGAAGAAACGAAAGAAGTTGGAAGTGCTACAACACGATATTTTTCTAAGCCAGTTGAACTTGCAGATGGACAAGATGCTGAAGATTTGAGAGTATACTTAACAGCATATAAACCATCTGGCACAGATATAAAAGTTTACGCACAATTATTATCTTCTTCAGATGGAGAAGCGATTGCAGATAAAGATTATACATTATTAAATCAAGTTACGAATGTAACTATTGTTTCTGATCCATTAGATACAAATGATTTTAAAGAATTTGAATATACATTGAGTGCAAATACGGATGGACAGAATTTCTTAGGAACTAACAACGATAATCAAGCTAGACTAAATACTGCTGATAGTAATATTGTATCATATAGAACATCAAGTGGTATTGTGCATAAAACGTATAAAACATTTGCATTTAAAATTGTGTTAACTGCAACATCAAACTCAAGTGTTCCATTTGTAAAAGATTTAAGATCAATAGCATTGCAGGTATAATATGGGACTAAGTTATGGAAATAGTGGAAATGGAGAACTATACAAAGTAGAGAATGAAGAAACTCTTAGAAGAGATAGTAATAATAATGCAATACTTGAAACTGATATGAATAGTTTAGAATTATATAGAAGAAGAAGAGAACAAGCAAAACAGAAAGATAAAGAGATACAAGAGATGAGAGAAGAAATTGCTAATCTAAAAGATCTTGTACAACAACTGATTAATAAAGAAGGTTAGACATGACTGTAACCATAGCAAATACGGAACTAGTAGATAGCTTTAATACCTGGAGATTAAATACAAATTTGATTTCTACAGTTGTAAGTAATAATGTAGTTACAGTTACAAAAACTGGTGCGGCTAGAGGCGGTACTACAAAAGGTGATGGCCACATAAAAGGTACATTTAGTGCAAATGATTTAAGATCAAGTACTATACGAGGTGGTAATACTACAAATCAAAGTGCCATAACTCTTCACTCTAATACGACAATTGAAGCTAGAACTTTTACAATAAATGCAAATACAGAATTTACAGGTAATATAAATTTTACTACAACTGGTGATGATAGAATTATCATGGGCGATATTTCTCGTATTCGTATAACTGGTGGTAATTCTGGTGATTTTTTAAGAAGAAGTGCAAGTGATTTAATTACAGCTACAACCCTATCTCTTAGAAATATAGGTGATTTATCTTCAAATGCCGCACATTTAATTCTTTCATCAGCAAATACTAATTTCGCACAAGAACTCAATACACCAGATCTAAGATTTTCAGCAGGAACAAATGGACAAGATGTAATAAGACTTTATGGAGATGGTGAAGCTACAGCCGGTGATTCTGATTTATTAATGCAACTTGTGAGTGCAGATGGTGATAGTAACTTTAAAATACAGACAGTAGCAAATAATAATGTTCACACTTTTGGTGCAGATGGTAATGTTAGTCATACTGGTAGAATTACAAGTGTAGGACTTACATCATCAGGAACAATATTGCCTTCTGGTGGTGCTGTTGATTTAGGTTCTTCAGGCGCACAGTTCAAAGATGGATATTTTGATGGAATAGTTATTACAGATAAACTTCAGGTAAGTGATACTGCATCAGAAGGTGTCGATAGTAATTTGGTACCAGCGGCACATAATACTCATGATCTTGGTAATGCAAGTTTCATGTATAGAAATATGCACATGGCTGGAACTGCTACAATCAACACTTTAGCAGTAGTTAATGATGCAACTATAGGCGGAACTCTAGGAGTAACTGGTGATTTAACTGTACAGAATTTTATAGCACAAGGTAATATAGATTTAGGAAACGCAACAACAGATACAGTAACAGTCACTGGCCAATTTGACTCAGATTTGATACCATCTACAGACGATGCAAGAGATTTAGGATCATCAACAAAGCAATGGAAAGATTTACATTTAGATGGTGTTGCAAATATAGATGAACTTTCGGTTGCAGTTGGAAGCGGACAAGGTGTCTCTACTTCACTAATACCAAAAACAAATGCCGCTGGAAGTTTAGGTTCAACAACAAGAGAATGGAATAATTTATTTGTTGATGGCACTGCACATATAGATACTCTAGACATTGATGAAAACGCAACAATAACTGGAACATTAGGTGTAACAGGTACTACTACAGTAAGTACAATAAATGCAACAAACATAACAGCTTCTGGTACAACTGGACTTGCCACAACTACAGTATCAACTTTAGGTGCAACTGGAGCTGTAGATTTTGATAGTACATTAAATGTAGATGGTAATTCTACATTAAACGCATTAACTGTTACATCTCTTACAGCTAATACCGCAGTTGATTTTAATAGCACATTAAATGTAGATGGTAACACAACACTAAAAGGAGATGTTACGTTAGGAGATGCTACAGGTGATGCGATTACAATAAATGGTACCATAGCTGGCACTTCTAATTTTACAAATTTAGCAGTATCAAATAATACGGATCTCGGAGATAATTCATCGGATACATTAACAATAACTGCATCAATAGATTCAAATGTATTACCTACAGGCACTGTAAACTTAGGTGCAACTGGTTCTAGATGGAGTACTATTTACGCAACAAATTTAGTTGCTAACAATGTAACATTAGGTGCTTCCGGTGAGGGCCCAGGAAACTCGTTTACAATACACGGTGACATAACACTAAATGGTAATTTGAATCAAGCAAGTGGACAAACTGTATCAGCTCCAGCAGGAGAATTTACAAATATAACAGCACGTGCCGGAGGATTATTAAAAGCAGATGGAAATGTAGACTTAGGTAGTGATGCATCAGATACGGTTACAATCAATGGTGTTGTAGACTCAAATTTTATTCCTTCTGGTACAAGAGATTTAGGTAGTTCAAGTGCAAGGTGGGATGTAGGATATTTTAATGATATAAATGTCGCAGATGATTTCACACTTACAGACGATTTAACTGTTGGTGGAGATGCAGGTGTAACAGGAACAGTAACAGCTGGAGCATTAAATGTATCCGGTGCAACAAATATGGCTGGAGATGTAGATTTTGATGGAGCTATAACAAGAGATGGTGGCACTGTTCTATTTGATACGAATGGTGTACTAAATCAAGCATCTATAGCTACAAATGCCATAGCTTCTTCAAAACTTACAAGCGTTGTTACAGGCGCTAGTGTAGGTTCAGCATCAGCAGTACCAGTAATTACATTCAATAACAAAGGACAAATAACGGCCGCATCTACAGCTACAGTTGCCGGTGTTACAGGTTTTGCAGTTGGTTCTGGAACTAATGGAAAAACTTTCACAATTACAACCGCAGATGGTTCTACATTTCCTGCAACAGTAGGTGCGGGTTCTATTGGTACAACTGAGATGTCCACAATATCAGGACTTTCTGCACAAGCATATGGTTCTGCAACACAAGTACCAGTCATAACAGTAAATGCTCAAGGAAGAGTGACAGCGGCTTCTCAAGTAGCCGTAGCTGGTATTTCAAGCGTTGGTTACACAAGTGCAAATAACAACGTAAGAATTAGTACAGGTGATGGTAAAACACATGATTTAACAGTTTCGCCAGCAAGTAGTACAGTAAAGGGTGTTGCATCTTTTGATAGTGGAGATTTTGATGTAAGTGGAGCTGGTGCAGTAACACTTAAAAATGCTACAACAGGTGCTGTACTTCTAGTGCAAGGTACAGCCGATGAAGTAGATGTTGGTAGAGCAGGAGGAACAGTAACAGTTGGATTACCACAAGATGTAACTGTTTCTAGAGACTTGACAGTGACAAGAAATACTGTTATAAATGGAAACCTTACAGTAGCTGGTACAACTACAACAGTCAATTCAACAACAGTATCAATAAAAGATCCTATCTTTGAACTAGGTGAAGATTCATCAGATGATAATCTTGATCGTGGCATTATAATGAAATATAATGACGGATCAGCTAAGAAAGCTTTTATGGGTTTTGATGAAAGCACAGAGAAGTTTGTTATGATTCCAGAAGCAACTGATACTTCTTCAGTCATAACTGGAAGTGCTGGTACTCTTGTTGCAAACATAGAAGGTAACATAACTGGTAATGTCACAGGAAATGTATCGGGAGATGTTACGGGAAACATTACATCAACAGGCGCAAGTGCTTTCAGTGGAACAGTTGATTTTAGTGGTGCAACTATCAACAACATGACAGTATCATCTATAGCCGCAGATATATCAGGTAATGCCGCTACAGCAACAGCACTTCAAAATGCAAGAACAATTGGTGGCGTAAGTTTTAACGGAACATCAAATATAAATTTACCAGGAGTGAATACTTCAGGAAATCAAAATACATCAGGCAATGCCGCTACTGCTACAAAACTTGCAACAGGAAGAACCATAGGTGGTGCATCTTTTGATGGAACTGGAAATATTGATGTAAAAGTAAAAACAGTATCAGATAACTCAACAAATGCCGATAAATTCATAACATTTGTTGATAGTACTACAACTACTGGAGTACAAGATATAAAGGAAGATGCTGACTTAAAGTATAGGCCATTCACAGGAGTTTTATCATCTACTAATTTTACAGCAACAGCAAATGCAACTATAAACAAAATACATTCAAGTGATGGCCATGTAATGCTTTACAAAACTGGTTCTTCAGATGGTAATGCTAGATTGAATGGTATAGCAAATCTTGCAACACAATGGGAAACAGCTAGACAATTAACACTATCTGGTGTGGTAACTGGAACTGCTACAGGAATTAATGGTGCCGGAAATATATCTGTTACAACAACTTTTGCTAGTGGTGGTAATCAGGCCGCAACATCAGATATAGGTGATGCACAAATAACAGCAAACAAGCTTGCACTTAATTCTGTAGAAACTGGAAAAATTCCTAACAATGCCGTGACAACTGCAAAAATTGCAAATGATGCTATAACAAATGCAAAGATTGCACCTAATTCCATAACAAATACGGAAATATCTAACGCTGGATCTTTCTCTATGGGTGCTTTGACAGTAGATAACATAACACTAGATGGTAATGAAATTGATGTGGGTTCTGGTAACTTAACATTAGATGTGCAAAATAATATCATTCTAAATGCAGACGGCGGTGAAGTAGCTTTTTCAGATGCTAATGTAACATATGGTGTACTTGCAAATAGCGGTAATAATATACAAATAAGATCTGGAACTACAACAATGCTCACTGGTTCTGGAGCAAATGCCTCCTTTGCAGGAAATTTAAATGTAGCCAGTGCTATAGTAGCACAAGGCGATATTACAGCTTTTTCAGATGCTAGATTAAAAGAAAATATTTCAACGATAGAAAATGCATTAGATAAAGTTGATAATTTGCGTGGTGTTAATTATAATATGAAAGATAGCGATGATGCTAAGATAGGTG